CCTGGCCGGAGCGGCCTGGGCCAAATTACGCTGGGTCGCCGCTGATGTACCTCTCGGAAGTATTGGGCAGGCTGCGCGGCCACGTCGCGCCTTGCGACGGCCGCTACAAGCTGGCGCTATCGACGGAGTTTGTGCTGTCCGACATGGGGCCGTTTCCCTGCGGCTATCTGTTCATGCCCCGCGAAAGCGCCGAGGCAAACGAGCTGGTCAATGCCGTCTGCCAGCGGGTGAAGTTCGCGTTTTCCATCCTGACGGTCGCCCAGGATTACGGCGACCTAGTTGGCGAAGGCAACGCGGCGACGGTCGATGCGGTGCGGCTTGCCGTCCGTGGCGCGCTCCTAGGCTGGCAGCCAGCGCCGGAGGCCGCGATTTGCGAGTTCGGTGGTGCCGCATTGGTGTATGCAAAGGATGGCGTGTTGGTGTGGCGCGATGATTTTTTTACCCAGTACCATCTCAGGTCGGTGTGAGCGATGCAGTGCCTTGGGACTCCTGGGACTAACGGCTTTCTGGGCCACCATTTCAAAGAGGCGTAAATATTTTATGGCGACCGATGCAAAGATAACGCAAATCGTCGGGGGTGGCAGCTATGTGTATGATCCCGGCATGGATGCGATCCTGCCAAATGTCGCGCACGATGCACAGGCCGACACCCAGGCGCAGGCGGTGCCAGCGGCGGAAGAGCCTGCGCCGTCCGATCCGGCGCAAATCTCGGAACCTACCGTCAAGAAAACCAAGGAGAAGCAAAATGTCGCTGCTTAACCGCCGCCGAGTCCTGCTGGCGAAAATCGAAACGACCTATGGCACCGATGCATCGCCCGGCAACGCGGACGCCGTGCTGATCCAGCAAGCCGGGCTGATGCTAAAACCGCTGGAAGGCGCGGAAGTGTCACGCGATTTGATACGCCCGTATTTTGGGTCAAACGGCAAAATAAAGGTGGAGAACTTCGCCACGCTGGAATTTTCGGTCGAGCTGGCCGGGTCCGGCACGGCTGGGACGCCGCCGGCTTATGGCTATCTTCTGCGGGCCTGCGGCCTGGCGGAAACGATTGTCGGAGCCGCCATCACCGGCAACACGATAACGCCGATCAGCGATCCTTACAGCGTAAGGCTAGACGCCAGCGCCTCCAGCATCGATTCGTTCCACAACGGGATGGAAATCACACTTACCGCCTCCGGGGAGCGAAGGTACATCACCTCGTATAACGGCACTAGCAAGGAGGCGAAGGTCAGCAGCCCGTTGACACTTAATCCTGCGGCCGGGTTGGCCTATACGATCAGCAAAAATGTCAGTTACTCGCCGATTTCCATCAACCAGGAAAGTGTGACGCTGTATTTCAATATGGACGGCGTCAGGCATGTCATGCTGGGCTGTCGCGGGACGCTCTCGACAAGCTTTGAAGTCAAAAAGATACCGGCGCTGAAATTCAAGTTCACCGGCCTGCTGGGGACTATCAGCGACCAGGCGCTGCCTGCGGCGGATTTTAGCGATTACATCGCGCCATTGCCGGTCAACAACGCCAACACGGGCGGCTTCCAGCTTTTTAATGCGACTTCCGCTGCCTTGCAAGTGCTTAACTTCGACCTGGCGAACACGGTGGTTTACCGCCATTTGGTGGGCAGCGAGTCGGTCATCATCACAGACCGCCAAACCACCGGCAATGTGACCATCGAAGCCAACCCCGTGGCCTCCTATGATTGGTTCAGCGCCGCGAAGAACAAGACGCGCGGGGTGATGAGCATCGCCCACGGGGCCGGCGGCACCCATGGCCATATCATCACGCTCTCGGCCAATCAGGTCGAGGTGGGCGCCCCGAATTACGGGGACATGGATGGCATCGCCATGATGTCCATGCCCATGGATTTCATCGCCGGCTTCGCAACTGGCGGCAACGACGAGTTCAAATTAACTTTCCTGTGAGGATTGACGATGTTCAAACTGGACCTGTCGCCTGGATTTCAATGGCCCGTCACGTTCAAGCTGTTGAGCGAGCAAGGCGTTGCGGAGGCCCGCGAATTCAAGGCTATCTTCCACCGCTTGCCGAAGAATCGCATCGCGGAGCTGGTCGCGGATGCCCAGACAGGCGCTGTCAACGACCGGCAATTGGCCGAGCAGGTACTGCGCGGCTGGCTGGATGTGTTCGACGCCGACGATTTGCCGCTGGCATTCAACGCTGAAAACATGGGCCGCTTGCTTGATGTTTACCCCGTCGAGCGGGCGGTCGTTGAAGCCTGGTTCGACTCGGTCAGGCAGGGCGAGGAAAAAAACTAACCGGCGCCGCCGAGTGGTGGGCGGGCGGCGGACCCGGCTCGGACTCGGAGGCGCTGGCCGACATCAATGCCCTTGGGCTGGTGCTGCCGCCCGGCTGGGGCGAACCGTCCGGGCCTGAGCATTACGAGGTCTGGCCCGAGAACTGGGAGGCTGTGATTCTGTTCTGCGGCTTGGCCACGCAATGGAAGGTCGGCGCGTTCGGCGGCTTCATCGGGCTGGACTATGCCGCCGTCGAAGCTGACCTGCGTCTCCAGCGCGTCCGCGACCGGGCGCGGGTCTACCAAAAAATCAAGGCCATGGAATACGCCGCGTTGCCCATCCTCAACAAAACTGCTGAATCCTGATGTCCTCTGCCGGTGATCTGAAATTTGCCATAGTGGTGTCCGCCCAGGGCGGCGAGCAGGCGCGCGCCGAGCTGGGTGCCATCGGCTCGGCTGCCGCCGGGGCGACGGGCAAGCTGCAAGCGATGGGCGAGGGCGGCGCGGCGGCGGCGCAAAAGCTGGGGAAGTCTGCCGGGCAGGCGGCGCAGGACAACAAGGCCGCGATTGATCTGCTTGACCAGATGCTTGCCCATGTCGATCCTAATCTCGCGGCAAGAGTCACGGCGGCGCGGTCGCAGTCCAAGGCCATGGCCGACGCGCTGGGACATGTCGGCGCGGCGGCGCAGGTTTCCGCCGGGAGCATTGGCAAGGTGGGTGCCGAGTCGGCCAAGGCGGCTAATGACGCAGGCGCGATTGGGGCGGCGACGGCCAAAATCATCCCAATCAACGCGGCGGCGCAGGCGGCGAGCCTGAGCGTCGGAAAAATCGGCGCGGCCAGCGCCAAGGCGGCGGGCGAAGTTTCAACGCTGGGCGCATCCGCCGCGAAAATCTTACCCATTAACAGCGCCGCCGCATCGGCAGCGCAATCAATCGATGCGTTAGGCGGCAAAGCCGAGGGCGCTGCACAAGCATCATCTAAAGGGTTCGGCATGATCGGCGGTGCCGCCTCTGCGTTGATGCCAATGATTAGCGGTGTTGGCGCAATGCTGGCCGGCGTGTTTGCTGTCCGTGAAACCTATAACACGCTCAAAGAGCTCGACAATCTCAACGCATCGCTGAAAACCGTTACTGGTTCGCTCGAAAATGCGAAAGTGGCCAGCGCTTTTCTCCAAGACTTCGCCTATGTTACGCCTTACGAACTGAAGGACGTGACCGAGGCATTCATCCGGCTGCGGTCGCTGGGCCTGGACGCCACCCGGGATAGCTTGACGGCTTATGGCAATGTGGCTGCCGCGATGGGCAAGCCGTTGATGCAGTTTATTGAGGCGGTGGCCGACGCGACGACGGGCGAGTTTGAACGCCTTAAAGAGTTTGGCATCAAGGCGTCACAGCAGGGCGAGTCGGTGACGTTCACCTTCCAGGGAGTTTCGACCAACGTCAAAAAGAACGCGGACGATATTGCCGCCTATCTCAAAGGTCTCGGGCAAGTCCAGTTTGCCACCGGCATGGCCGACCAGATGAATACACTGGGTGGGCAAGCTTCAAACCTGTCCGACGCTTTCCATAAGTTGGTCGATGACCTGGGAAACCTGGGCATCCGCCAAGCGCTGATGCGCAGCTTCGCCGGGGCATCCGATGTCCTGGGCGACTTCCGCAAGCACCTGAACGCGACCTTCGGCGACAGCCTGCAAGCGCAAATTGACGCCTACGAACTGCGGTTGTCCGAGTTGGAGAAGAAGCGCGGCGACGCCTTCACGCTGAACAAGTCCATCCCCCTTCTTGGCCCCGTGCTTTTCCCCGAAAGCGGCATCGCCGGGACCGAGCAGTCCATGCGGGACATGCGCCGGATGCTGGATGATTTGCGCCGCCAGCGGGCGCAGCAACAAGCCGAAGAACAAGGCGCTCTAAATAATATGGCGGGAAAAGGCGGCAGCGCGGCGACGCCAGCGCCATACGACTATGGTGGTAGCGCAAAGACCGCCTACGACGATCTTTTCCACCGCTACGAGTCGCAATATGCCCTGCCGGACGGGCTGCTGCGGGCCGTCGCCAAGGCTGAAAGCGGATTCAACCCCGGCGCGGTGGGCGACAATGGCGCGCAGGGGCTGATGCAGCTCATGCCGCCCACGGCGAAAAGCCTGGGCGTGGCGAATCCATATGATCCGGCCCAGGCCATCGAAGGCGCGGCGAAGTATTTGGCTGACTTGCTGCGCCAGTTCGGCGGCGACGTGACGCAGGCGATTGCGGCCTACAATGCCGGACCGGGCGCGGTCCGCCGGGTCGGCGGCAACTTGGCCCGCCTGCCCGCCGAGACGCAGAAATATGTGCCCGAGGTGGCCAAGAACTTGGCCGACTATGGCAACCTGCACATCGACGCGGCCGGCCAGATCGCCAAGCAAAAGGCATTGCTCGAGGCGCAGTCCGCCGCGCAGAAAGCGGCCATCGACCTGCAAGACCAGGCCGTGCAAGACGGCTTGAAGAAACAGGAAGGCGAGCTGAAAGCCTCGCTGGACGCCCGGAAAATCAGCGAGACGGAGTATTACGCACAACTTGCCATCGTCCGCAACAAATCCATCGACGCCGAGATCAAGTCCCGCCGCGACCTGGAGGTGCTGATCCGCGAGCAGGCCGGGCAGGACAGCAGCGACGCGGCGGCGCAAATCACGGCCAAGTCGCAAATCGCTAGGATCGACCAAGAAATCAACCGGCTCGAAGCCCAGCGCACGGCGGTCATGGACGAGGCCAAGGCGGCTTTGGTGAAGAACGCCCAGGCGCTGGTCGACCAGTACGACAAGATAGGCTCCGCCCAGCGCTTGCTGACCCAGCAGACGCAGATCCTCAAGGCCGCACTGGCGCAGGATCTCATCACGCCCGACCAGTACAGCCGCGCCTCGCAGATGATTTCGGCG